CGCGTCTGGCTCGTAGGTAGACACAGCCTCGCCCTGCGGCTCGGATTGCCAGGCGCTGGCTGCGCTGATGCCGTCGTCAGCCTGCCGGATCAGCGTCAGTGCTTCGCTGCGGGTTTTGGCCCAGACGTTGACCTGCATCAGCGTGTTTCGTTTATCCGGCGCGGCTCCGTCGCCGTAGCGCATGGCTTCGCCTCCGATGGCCTGATAGGTAATGTATGGGGTTGCCGTGCTGGCCGGCGCAACGTCAGGAAAAACACGCGTGCAGATGGTTTTCAGCAGCACAACCAGATCGGATTCCATGCTCATGACCCGTTGACCTCTTCGATAAACCGCTGCTTGATTGCCTCGCGGACTTGCTTGCGCGTCTCAGCCACAGCGCGGCGAATGAACGAATGCGCTGGCGCCTTGCTAGTGCCGAACTCAACCATGGCGCCATAGGGCGCCTTGTCTGCGTTCCAACTGATGTGATAAGTGCTCACGTCGCTGAAACTGTTGTCTTTGCTGAACACCTGATAGATCGAGTTCCGCAGCGTGCCGGGGCGATATGGCCCATAGGTCGCGTGCGAACCGTAGAACATGTGAGCCGCATCAGAAACAGGCGCCAACGCCTTGGCCCGCTCGTAAATAATCTGCGCCCCAGCCTGCGCGGCCGGCCGTGTAGCCTGGTTCATCTTGTCGGCAGTGGCCTGTAGCTGCTGCCTGAAGCCGGCGATATCGACATTGATGCGAGCACTCACAGCGCCACCTCACAGATCAGCGTCATGTACGCACGGGTTTTCGTGTCCTGGATGATGTCCACGATCTTGTAAGTGACTTCTCCGATGCCGATGCGCATGTCGCGGGTGATGAGTTTATTCATCCGCATTCTGGCGCTGCATTTCGATGTGGATGTTTCGCGGCCTGCCTTGATGGTTTCGATGCCGCTAACAAATCGCACATCAGCCCATGCCTTGCCGAACTCGATCCACGTTTCGACGGGTTGACCGAGTGCATCCTCGCCGCTGCCACGTCCGATCAGGGTGATGCGGTGGTTTAGTTTTCCGGCACCCATCACACCCCCGGCACCCAGAACGGATCGAGCAAACCTTCCCAGAAACAGCGCGGAAGTTCGGCAACCGGCTGGCCGGCTGTCAGTGCTTCGCGGTTTTCGTACCATGTGGCAATAGCCAGCAGCATCCATGCCTTGATCGACTGCGGCACATCAGCCGCCGCACCATAGCCGCAGGTGTAATCCACCCGCACCGATCCGGGATGCTCACGGCAGGATGGCCAGCTTTTGCCGTAGGCGGGAATGACGCGTCCGACCAGTTCGTCGGTGATTACGTCATATTCGGTATTCGCCAGCGTCTGGCGCGTGCCGTCGTTGTCGAGATACGTCACGGCCTGCACCGATAGCAGCTTCGGCAGCGGCAACTCCAGCGAATCAGCCGGGAACGTGTCAACCGAGCAGCGCCATTGCTGCGACACCAGCGCCCGACCAGTGCGATGCTCTGCCTGCTGGCGGGCGGTGACGATCAGCGCGGTAATCAGGCTGTCGTCATCCGTCAGATCAGCGTCAACACGCAGATGCAGCTTGGCCTCGGCGAGCGTCAGTGGCTCTGCTGCGGGTGGCGTGAGTTGGGTTTGCATCGTCAGTCCAGAAATGAAGAAGCCCGCGCGGGGCGGGCTTCGTTGACTAAATCAGGCCGCCCTAGAAGCTGGACCAGTATGTTTTCTGTGCCATAGATGGCATGGTCACTGCCTCTTGTGTGCCAGAAGAAATATTTGATGCGATAGCATTGGCGATAGTTACCAAATCGGAATACCTCGTTGTGATGCTTCCGGCGGACCCCATAGCTCCGTCGCTGGTAGCGTCAGGCATGATCCGGTGCAGCATCAACATAACATCCTCGCCCGCTGTTGCCGCAGCGTTGATTGAATTTACCGTAGCGGTAACATCCGTCGCCTCTGCTGCGGTTGTCCCAGCCCATGTCTTACCGATGATAGGCATGTATAACCGTCCATATTTTGAGCTAGCATCTGCATTAAAGCCGGACGTGCGAACCTGCGATGTCCCGCGAGCGGTGGTGAAGCCCGCCACCAATGCAGCATCCAGCAATGATGTATCGTTCGCCACCTGTTGCATCCGCCCCTGCGGCCAGACATAGCACAGGTCAGCGCCGGTCGTGAGCAGGCGATTGTCGTAAAGCCATTGGCGATTTCGCTGCATATCAGCAACTGCGTCCGCAACGGGGTTTACGCTGCCCGGATAGGCGCTAAACAAATTGCCAGCACCTTGAGCCGGCCACGGCCCATGCGCCACCAAGGCATTTCCACTGTCATAAAACGCTTTAAGCTGGCGTAAGTATGAATAACCGCTGCCGTAGTCCTGCGCCGACCCGATTACAGCTAAAGTTTGCGGTATTCCCAGTTTTGCAAAAACAGGGACTCCAAGCTGGAATGCAGAATCATATCCATCATCCCAAATCACACAGATACGCCCCTTTGCCTTGGGCGCCCCAACACCAAGCGCGTATAGATAAACCGTTGCGGATGTGCCTGCTTTTGGAGTGATCCGTAGCTTGGCATTGGCCGGGATAAATGGATATGTGATAGTTCCCGTAGTAGCCCAGCCAGCCTTGTTGAAATAGATATTGTTAGCTCCACCCTGCTCAGTCGAACTATTTAGTGGATTAGATAATTGTGGCGTTTGCACCGAAACCATATTGGTATAGCTATCCGGCGATACATACATGGTCGCGTAATCGAGATTGTTGATTGTGTACGAGCCGTGCATGCTCAAATACAAATCGCCATAAAAAACTGATCCGACCAGTTTAGGAAATGAAATCTCGCAATACGTACCGACTCCAGTAACGATCTTTAGTGCAGGCTGCCCATTTGGTCCTACCTCTGCCGTTACTGTTGGCGAACCAGACAGTACTGTGTAATCAGTTCCGGCAATAAAAGATCCGCCAAAAAACGGCATTGGCGATTTTTTGGCGGGTTGGTAAATGGTAGCGACCCCATTTCTCACAGCAAATCCCACGGCACTACCCCCCGCATCCGTGGCGAGCTGGGCCGTGCGCAGGGTTTCCGCCGGGCCGTCCAGATCGTAGGTGGCGATTCCAGCAGCAACCAGCGCCGCTTCATCGCTGCCGCTCAGCGTGGTAACGATTTTTTGTTGATGCAGGCCGTTCCAGGCTTGAAGCATGCGAATGGTCATGGCGCGTTGTCCTTACTTGTCTGTTTCTGTTTGTTTCTTGCTGCGCTTGGCCGGTGGCTCTGCGCTTGCCGCTGGTGCGGTCAGATAACTGGCTGCGAACGCCTCTTCGACCAGATGCTTGGCATAGGCCGGGCTGGTGCGCAGGATGGTGCCGGATGTCAGCGTGCCGTATGGCGCTGTCACCACGGTGGATGTGATTTTTACTTCAACCAATTGCATGATTGTCTCCAGCAATTCCGGGCCACGAATGGCCCGGATAATCCGTCATCAAGCTGGGGTTAAGTCCCCACCGCGAACCGCTGCCGGTTTTTCGGTTGCCAGCGCCAGACGGCGTTCGGCGCGCAAAGTCACGAGGTTCTTCTGAAAATTGTCCCCATCCGAGTCAGACATTTCCACCACGACGCCCTCGCGGTTGTAGATCATGTAGGCTTCGCTGAAGCGACCGACCTGGAAGGTATCTGCCGCCATGCCCAGCGCCTGAATCACCGGGATGCCGAACAGACGGGCCTGTCCTGCTTCGTTGACCGAGTACAAGGTCTGGCCGGCGGCGGTGGTGAACAGTTCGATCTCGATGGTTGCCCAGTCGGCAGGATTGAGCACGATGGCATCAGCTGGATAGCCTGCTGAGTACAGGTCAGCCATGATCTTGCGGATCAGTACCAGTTTTTTCAGCGTCGAACCCAGCGCCGCGTTGGCGTAGCCGTGGGCGGTGTAGTTGCCGGTGTCGTAGGTGCCGGAGATATTCGGCGCGGTGCCATCGCCCACAACCAACTGAATATCAACCTTCTGGTTCACGCCGTAGCGCATGCGGGTGTCAACGTAGGCGGCCAGAGCAGGCGCGTCAGCAGCCAGCTGCTTGGAAATCTTGATCCAGTGAGCAACTGTCGATACCGGCATGTTGACCAGCGTCCACGTCAGCGACGATTCCGCCTTCTGCGCACCTTCGGCAGCTTCTGCTGCGTTGTTGGTGAAGGCGTTTTCGCGGGTGAACTCGATGGCGTTGCTGGTGGTGGTGGTGCTTGGTAGCAACGCCTCCATGCTGAACGGCTGGAACGCGCCAGCGACGATGCCGGCATTACGCTGCGGGGCAACGGTGGTGGCGGAGCCGGTCAGGGTGTTTTTCACTTCGACGCGCAGCTTGTTGAGGTTGCCGCCAGCAAAATCGCCATAACGGGACGATTTGATGAATTGCTCGCCCCAGCTATCTGCATCCGGCTTTTCGTCCTGCTTTTGCGTGCCCTTTTGCTCGATCTGCAAGATGCGGTCGGCCAGTTCGCGCTGCTTGATCGCCAGGCCGTCAACGGCTGCTTTGGTATCTGCGGAAGTGCTGCCGGCGTTTTTCAGTTCGGCATCGGTCTTGTCGGCAAATTTAACCAGTTGCGCTTCGATGGCCTCACAGGCCTTCATTACTGCTGCAATTTCGCTCATGTTTTTTGCTCCATAAATGCAAAAAGCCCGCACAGTGGCGGGCTTTGTTTTTGATAAAGGGTGGGTTACAGCGGGATTCGCGCTTGCATTCGTTGCAGCATTACCTGCAGCTCCTGCATTGCTTTCGCGTCGGCTGGCTTCGGCTCAGGCTCCCCCTGGACGAATATCAGCTTGGCGCGGCTGACCAGCGCTTCGGCCAACCCTTTACTGAGGCCGCCTGCATCCCGCAGGAAGCGCTCAAAATCTCGTATGGTTTCCAGGTCGCCGATGGCGGCTTCCAGCTCGGCGCTTTTTACGCTCGCCATATCAACGCGAGCGGCGCTGTCCGCCGGGAAGGAGACGACGCTGATCTCCAGCAGCTTCGACCACTTCTTGATGATCCGCTTGCCGTCTTCAAGCATGTCGAAGTCGCCGGCCTTCAGGAAACCGCCAATGGACAGGCCATCCAGCGTGCCGTGCTTCAGCGCAGCGCGAACATCGGAAGCCAGCGTCAGTCCGGGCGTCAGTTCTCCCTCGACAAAAAGCCCTTTGTCGTCTTCCTTGGCGACGTGCCACTTGCCGATAGGAATGCCGCCGAAAGCGTCATGGTTGTAGAACATCTTGGGCTTGCCATCGCGGCGCAAGGTCGTTTCGAATGCGCCCTTGATGATGGTGTCACCATACGAATCAACGCCGCCCCAACACGACGCGTAGCCAGAAAAGCGTCCTGACCCGTCGCCCTCAAGTTTTAACTGGGCCTCGTCAAGCCCGATAGTTTTTCGTATAATCATAAGTATCACAGCCACCTAAAAGGATCGCGAGAAATGGTTTGCGGCATATACGCTCTTACGCACAATGCGACAGGCAAAAAATACGTCGGCCAAAGTATCAATATTGAGCGCCGCCTATACATCCACTCATTAGGAAAAGCTAGGTATCCTATTGGGCGAGCAATCAAAAAATACGGTTTTGATGCGTTTAGCATCGAAATAATCGAGGAATGCGAGCGGGGGCAACTTGGCGAAAGGGAGCAATACTGGATCTCCCGCCTCGATACCCTTACCCCGAACGGATTCAACTTAACAACAGGCGGCGATCAGCCTGTTTTTACAGAAGAAACTATCCAAAAACTAAGATACGCGCAGCGAAACCGCTCGCCGGAACACGTAGCTAACAAAACCAAAGCCGCAAGGAACCCCGAAACAATCAAGAAAATCTCAGCGGCGATGAAAAACCGCTACGTTTCAGAGGAAACCCGCGAGAAACTTAGAATCGCATTCACAGGTCGCGTATTCAGTGAAGAAACCCGCCGAGCAATGAGCAAAGCCGCAAAACGCCGCATCGAGCCTTTTGTGGAGCGCATGGTTGCCATACACAAAGGCAAGCCGCTATCCGATGATCACAAAGCGAAGCTATCCGCCGCCTTGTCTAACCCTTCCAACGAGACAAGAAAGAGACTATCGGAAGCAGCGACCGGAAGAAAACACAGCGAAGAAACTCTGCAAAACATGAGACTTGCTAGGTGCACCCCAGAATGGCGCGAAAACTGCGCTAAGGCATTAAGAGGCAAGAAACAAACCCCCGAGCAAATCGCCAAGCGTGTCGCAGCAACCAGGGCAACCAAAGCCGCCAAAAAGTTATTGGCTGGTGACTCCTAAATTTGAGGTGGAACCTTGGGCAACGGTGCCGAGCATGTCCAGCGGAGCTAGGTTTGTCTGCGCGGTCAACTGGTCGCCACCGGTAACCGGCGGATCATTCTCCAGTTGGCGGCATTCGTTGCGGGTTTTCAGGCCGTTTTGTACGGCTTTTGCGTAAAGGTCCATCCTGTCTTTCAGGCTGGCTCGCAGCAGCGCATCAAGGCTAAATTCGACACTCAATCGGGCGCGCTGGGCCGGGGTCAAAACACGCTTGGCAATGGCCTGCTGCAGGTTGACCACCATTGGGCCAATAACCAGCTTGTGGAAGCCGTCGATTAGCTGCTCGATGCCAGACCCCCATGCGGTGACGTTGCTATGCCCGACCAGTACCGGCGGCACGCCAAACCAGCGGCAGAGCTCTTCGACGGTAAATTTTCGTGTTTCAAGCAACTGCTGGTCGGCTGGCGACAGGTTCAACTGCTGATATTTTGTGTCCGCCTCCAGC